GTGTCTGATCCGTCCCTGTTCCCCGATCTGTTCGATGTACCCACCCCGGTCGCACCGCCAGCCACGTCGCTTGACGAGATCCAGCAAGTCTTCGAGTTCTGGGTCGCCACGTTCCGGGCTTCGACAAAAGGCCCGCAGCCGGTCCTGTCCGACAAGCGTCGCAGCAAAGTCCAACGTGCGCTGAAGGACTACGGACTCCAAACCTGTCTCGATGCCATCACCGGTTGTGCGATGAGCGACTGGCACATGGGCGACAACCCACGAGGGAAGCGCTACGACGACATCGAGTTGATCCTGCGGGACTCCGCTCACATCGAGCGGTTCGCCACGATCTGCGCTGAAGGCGGGAACAGCGCACGAGCAGAGTTCCTCGCCGAAGCCGAATGACCCGCGCCGAGGTCGCTGCATTGGTGGACCGCATCTGGGCCACATGGAGCATCGACCAGAGCATGAATGCCCGCAAGGCCGCCTACGAAGCATGGTTCCGCCTGATGGAGGACCTTGACGACGCAGCGGTCAACGAAGCGCTCGACGAACTCGTGATCGAGGACAAGCCGTGGGCACCACGACCCGGCACCCTCCGCAAGAAGGTCATCGACCGGACCGATCCCGCCGGGGCAGCCCCGTCGCCAGTCGAGGCATGGGCGCAGTTGCGCTCTAACACGGTTGCTGCCGCCAACGGCGGAGAGATCAAGCCGCTGCACCCGCTGGTGCGCGCCACGATCGAGAAGTTGGGCACCTCCTCCGAGCACGCCCTTTACTCCAACGGTGACCGGGAGATGTTCACCAAGGCGTACGAGGCCCAGATGAATCTGGCCGAAGCGGATCGGTACAAGATCCGATGAGCCGGGCATCAACCACCGTCCAGAACTTCCTCGACCTGCTCGACGGCGTCCGTGCCGACGGTTCCGGTTGGAGCGCGCGCTGTCCATGCCGCCAAGACGATGAGAACCCCAGTCTGCACGTCGGCGAGGGCCGGGACGGCCGAGTGCTCGTCACCTGCCACCGAGGCGGCGGGTGTGACCTCAACGCCATCTGTGACGCGATGGACATCACCCCGAACGACCTCTTTCCGCCCAAGACCGATGCTGAGGTCGAGCGGGAGAAGTCCGAGTGGAAGGCGTCGAAGGACCGGGAGAAGTCCAAGCCCAAACCAAAACCCAAACTGAAACTCGTCGCCACCTACGACTTCCATGATGCCGACGGCAACTTGCTGTTCCAGAAGCAGCGGTACCTCGACGAGGACGGCAAGAAGACCTTCCGGCAACGCAAGCGCGACGACAACGGCGAGTGGGTCTACTCCCTCGGCGACACACCCAAGGTGCTCTACAACCTGCCTGCGGTGCGCGCCGCGGCCGAAGCAGGCGACGTCGTTTGGCTCGTGGAGGGCGAAAAGGACGCCGACACCATCATCGAACTCGGTGGCGTCGCAACCACCATGCCCGGCGGTGCAGGCAAGTGGCTCGACATCCACACCGAAGCACTGGTCGGTGCCGAGGTCTACCTCGTCCGTGACAACGACAGCCCCGGCATCGACCACGCCCTCAAGGTTCATCAGGCACTCACCGCCCGTGACATCGACGTCGTGCTGTGCATGCCGCCACTCGAACACAAAGACGTCACCGACTTCATCGACGCCGGAGGTGATCTGGTCGACCTCACGATCTGGACGCCCGAAGACGCCGGATTGGAGTTCGTGCAGGAGCCGCTAAACACAAAAGACGCAACAGAACCCGACGATGTTGCGTTTCTTGGGGATGACGATGACGAACCGTCGTTGCTCGACGACCTGATCGCCCAGATCGAGAAACTCAAAACCAAAGACCTGTCCTCAGCGTCACTCACCGGCAGGCTCCACTCGATCATCGACCGGCTGAATCCATCCGGTGATCCGACGTTGGACTCAGGCCGTCTCGTCGATTGGGGTTCGTTCATTGACGAAGAGGTCGACGACTCCTACGACTGGGTCATTCCCGGCATGTTGGAACGCATGGACCGGGTGATCGTGGTCGCCGCCGAAGGTGTGGGCAAAACCATGCTGGCCCGACAGGTCGCCATCGCGTCTGCTGCGGGGGTACACCCGTTCACCTACGAGAAGATGCCGCCCATCCGCACGTTGACCATCGACTTGGAGAACCCGGAACGGATCATCCGCCGCATGAGCACCTCCATGGTCGGGGCTGCCCGACGGCTCTCCGGTGGTCGGGGTCCGCTCGACGCGCACATCCTGATCAAGCCTGCTGGCATCGACCTGCTCAGCGCGCACGACCGGGTGCTCATCGAGGAGACCATCGAAAAGACCAAGCCCGATCTTGTCTGCCTCGGCCCGCTCTACAAGTCCTTCACCGACCCCGGCACCAAAACCTCCGAAGCGGTTGCGGTCGAGGTCGCCAAGTACCTCGACTACCTGCGAACCACCTACGGCTTCGCCCTGTGGATGGAACACCACGCACCACTCGGCTCGTCATCGGGTCGTGAACTCCGCCCGTTCGGTTCTGCGGTGTGGTCACGGTGGCCGGAGTTCGGTCTCACCCTCGAACCCGACATCACCGCCGATCAGCCTTACACCTACAAGGTGGGTAACTTCCGAGGTGATCGTGATGTACGGCATCGACCTACAAAGATCAAACGAGGAAAGGTCTTCCCGTTCGAGGTGCTGGAGTTCCTCAGCGCCTAGTATGTGGAAATGGCCGGTCAACAAGGACTAACCAGAGAGTTCCTCGCAGAACGTGACTTACGCATCTTCAAGATGCGTCAAGCCGGTGTGGCCTCGAACGAGATCGCGCGCCGGTTCGGCATCACCACCAATGCCGTCAACGCCGCCATCCGCCGTCAGTTGGAGAAACTCAACCGGGAAGCCCTCATGGCCTATCCCGAAGTGCTCCGCATGGAACTCGAACGCCTCGACGCACTGCAACAGGCGATCTGGCCCATGACCCAGCACCGCAAGGTCACCCTCGACGACGGGACTGAGGTCACCGTCGAGCCGGACCTCAAAGCCATCCAACAGGTCCTCAGCGTGATGGACCGTCGAGCCAAGTTGCTCGGCATGGAGCAGAACAACATCTCCATCTCACTCGAAGCCAGCGACACCCCGCAACGAGCCGTTCTGGCTGGATCTGCCCAACAGGCCGTCGCCGTCGACGCGTTCTCCGCCGAGACCGAAGCCCGGCAGTTACTGGAGTTGATGGGTGCCGCCGGAGTGCTCCCAACCGAAACCGTCATCGAGTTGCTGAAGGACGCAAAAGAACTCGGCCCGGTGGATGAATCCAACCAAGAACAAGAAGTCATCGACGCCGAGATCGTCGAGATCGTCGAGGAGGACGAATGAGCGACATCGAAGAAGTACCCGACAACCTCGACGCGGCCATGAACCATGTGGCCGAGCACATCGAGCCGACGGTAGCCCCGGACACCGGAAGCGAACCCGGTAGCCCCGCCACCGCTCAGGTCCTCATCCGTACTACCTACGCCGACCGTGAGCGCTGGAAGGAAGCCGCCGAGCGGCACGGCCTCACCATGAGCGACTTCATCCGGACCGCGGTCAACCAAGCCACGACCGAGACCCTCGACTGCATGCACCCCATCGCTCAACGCCGCTGGTACCCGTGGGCCGAGTTCTGTCTGGCTTGCGGCCAGCGCCTGCGAGGCTGACATGCACGCACGACCCGGCCGACCACCAACGCGCGCCACGGGAACATCCACGTTGTCCCTGCGGATCCCGGCTGACGTAAAGAACTACCTGATCGACGCCTCTGAAGGCTCCGACATGACCATTACCGATTACCTGATCTCTCTGGTGAAGAGGGATGCGGGTGATTACCTCCCGGATGCCTAGAGCACCCCAGCCCGCCACCGGCCGCGAGGCCTACTTACAGGTCAAGGTTCCCGGCTGGCTCAAGAACGAGTTGATCGCCCACTGCGAGACCAGACAGATCTCACTGAACGCATGGCTGGTCGAAGCGATCCGTGCAGGGCTGCGAAACGATCTGGATCTACCCGAACCGCCTCCCGCCCGTGCGGGGCTGCCGACGACGGCGGACATGATCCGCCAATGGGCAACCGGCGAGCGACTGTTGATGCCGTGTGGCAAGACCGAGACCTGCGGGGCTGTCGACGACGAAGGCCGCTGGGACCACGACGGCATGGGCTTCTGCAACGAGTGCGGCATCCGGGTCGTCTGACCGATCGTGCCGAATCCGGCTGTTACGGAATACCGGAACAGTCTTCTGGCTCCGAATCGGCATGATCGTGCGGCTCGCACACGAGGCACGGTCCGGCGTACGCGCGCGCCAGCATCGAGCCGGAGTAGAACCCGGTGCCGCCGCACCAGAGGCACGGCTCGGTCTCGTCAGGGTCTTCGAGGTCTTCTGGGCGGATCCAGTCGGCTCCGCTGGGGTAGAGGTGTTCCATACCCAGTACAAGGATCGCTGCGGCTCGAAGTGTCAACGGAAGTTATCCACAGATTCGGATAAGTCTGTGGATGGTTAGGTCTTTCCACCGGCCGAGTACCGTCAAGGGCTATCGCAATACCCGA